GTCTTTTGTTGTTTCTGTCTTGTCTCCGAGATCTTGTGTTTTTGTCGTGAGATTTGCAGTTGTCGTTGTCGCGTTTTCAGTTGAGACGCTCAAATCATTCACTTTCGCTTCAAGGTTTGAAACCTCTTCGCTTGATTTCTCGATCACTTTGTTCAGTGAAAATTGAAAATTCTCAAGCGTTTTTGAATCTCTACCGACAGAGACTGATGTGATACCTAACTTGTCGAGATCTTTTTGATAGAAGCGAATCTTTCTCGGATCAACACCTTTTGCGACTTGATCATTGAATGCGCTTGTCAAAGTGTTCAAATCCTTTTGTGCGGTGACAGCCTTTTCAGTTGCTTGAGTGATCTCATCTTGAAAAGCGGTCAACGCGATCTTCTTTCTGAACTGATTGTTCGCTTCTTTTTGTGCTATTGCAATGTCATTGATCGAGTCTTTTTCATCGATCAATTTCGGAAGATAGTCCTTGTATTCTGTGTTCAGTTTGTTGATGATCGAACGACGCTGATCAGACTCAAGATTTCCGCTCTTCAGAGAGTCCATGAGATTGTTCATCTCTCTCTGTTCGAGTTGCATGTTTGAAATCGTCTCATTCGCTGAGTCACTCAACTTGCTCTCAACTTTGATTGCTTCTTTTTTCTGTCTATTGAAGAGCATGAACGCCGCTGTGAGCGATGTGATGAGTCCAATTGTGACTCCGATAGGATTTGCTTTCAGAACTAAATTGAACGCTCTCGTGACGGCTGTTGCGATCTTCGTCGCTGTTGTCGACTTGATCAATGCGTGTCTCATCGTCACAAAGTTTCTGATGAGACTTCCAGTGATTAAGATCAGAGGACCCGCAGCCGCGACGATAGCACCAAGCACGACAGCGAACTTCTTCGAAGCCGGTGAAGCGTTGTTCAATTTGCCCGCCAGTTTTGCGAGATTCTCAATCAATGGGACGACAGCGATTGCAATGATCTCTCCGATTGAGATTCCTAAACCTTCCATTGCTGATTCGAGACGCTTACCCGCACCAAAGGCATTGTCGCCCATGATGTCCGCCATTTCTTTTGCGGCACCCTTTGCGTTCTCAAATGATTTCGTCAACGGATCAACTTGATTGATGCCTTCAGAAAGAATCAGAAGTGCCGATTGTGCAGATCGTCCAACTTCATCTTTCGCATCAGCAAGATTCAAACCTTCTTTTGCAAGATTCTTGATTGTCTCTTTGACATCGCCACCCGTTGCGCCTAATTCTGAAATAATACGACGCAATGATGTACCCGCTTGAGAGCCTTTGATACCATTGTTGGCTAAGACCGCCAACATCGCAGAGGTTTGTTCTAATGAGATTCCCGCACTCTTGGCTACTGGAGCAACATACTTCATTGACTCAGCAAATGTCTCCATGTCAAGTGCTGAAGAACTAAACGACAACGCCATGACATCAGTGACGCGACCAGTTTCTGATGCGTCAAGACCGAACGCTCTGAGTGTAGAACCGGCAACTTCAGCCGCACGAGCAAGATCAGAACCAGAGGCTTGTGCGAGTGCAAGAGTTCCTTCAGTTACTTTCGTGATCTCTGTTGCAGTGAAACCGAGTTTTGCGAACTCTGTCTGAAGAGACGCCACTTCACGCGCTGAGAACATTGTTGAAGCACCGAGTTCTTTTGCATTTTCAGAAAGTAGTTTGAACTCTTCTGCTGTTGCTCCAGATACTGCTTTGACTTTCGACATCTCTGCTTCAAAACCTTTGAAGACAGAGAACGAAACGGCTCCTATGGCCGCAAGAGGTGCGGTCAACTTCGTCGACAAATTCTTTCCGGTCTGTTGCATCTTGCGACCGAACTTGTCCATTGATCGCTCTGCTTTGTTCAGACCAGTCTTGAACGGTGCGATATTTGCCGTTAGGCGGAAATTAAGACTCGAAAGACTTGCCATGTTTTAGTTTTGCGCGTTCGTTTTTCTCATTTATCACTTCAAGAATCTCACCTTTCGTCCAGATCTTGCGTTTCTTCTTCTTGTTCTCCTCCCAAGGAAACGTGATCAGATCACTCGCTGTGATTCTCTTCTTTGTGTGTGGGTTCAGCAAGATTGTTGTTTGCCAACGCACTCTTTCCCACTCACTTTGTTCTTTTCTGTTCTCTCGCTCATTGAATCCAGTGACTAAATTTGACCACTCTCTCGGTGTCAAGTCATAGAACTCTGATGGCTTGAGTCTAATTTGACCGAACGCGAATGCTTCGAGATCATCCCAAGTCGTCTCTTTCGCTTTCTCTTCGCGTCGGCCTACTTCTTTTTTTCGGCTTCAGAGTTGAATTGATCTTCAAATACTTTGAAGACTTTTTCAATCAGAGACTCATCATCATCAATCCAATCAGAGATGTCGTCAACTGAATATCTGAAATTCACTTTTTCTTTCCTTGCTCCGTCTTTGAATCCGCAATACATGAGTGTGATCGCGTGATCAAGTGTCATGTCGTTTCCGAGAGATTCAAGTTGACTGAGCGTCATTCCAGTCATCTTTGAAAATTCACGCAAAGCGTTGAATCCAAATCTGATTGGATGCTTTCGTTCGTTTGTTTCAATTATTTCTACCATGTTGTCTTTATTGTTGAAAATAAGGACGCGATCAACTGATCGCGTCCTCTGTTAAGTTTACGCCACAGACGCTTGAGTCAATGTCGAAGTTCCTTCAAAGGAGAAAGAATAAGTCACATTGTCTTCAACTCCGGCTTCCTGCTCGTAAGAGGTCAAGTAAGCGTCGCCAGTGTAGTCGATTTCTCCAGATGTTGCAGAACCGAACTTCACTTTCACGAGAGTTCTGTTGCTCAACAAAGTGAACAAACCGTCTGGTGAATCGTAGTCACCACTGATTGAGTATGTCACAAGTCCGTCACCAGATAAAGACCAAGACTTCAAGCCTTCGAGTTTCTCCGCCCAGCCGGCTGAGTCTTTTGTGGTTGTATCGCGCGTTTCCATTGATACGCTTAAACTTGCAGATGTACAGCGTCCGATGATGTCGTAAGTCGTTCCGCTGTCTTCAGAAATTTGAATCACTACGTCAGTAGCGTTCATGATAGATGTTGCAGGCATTTTCCTTCTTTTTTAATTTGTTATCAAAATCTAATCTCGTGAGACTCGAAAAACCAAATCCACTTGTGAAGCGAATGTTCTCTCGTCGTCACTAAACAAATCGCGCTCACCGTCAAATGAGCATGATTGTACTTTCACACTTTCAATTGTTTCGTTCATTCTCACAAATGCGTTTCTAATATACGAAACTGCGTTCTGAGTGTCTGAATATGTTTGCGAAACATTTGTGATTCTTACGTTGATTTCATCAATGTGTGAATCACTTTCTTTGCTCTTCGTTGTGTCGTTCGTCACGATCTCATAGATCGCGAACGGATATGTTGCTGTTTGTTTACCAACGAGCGGGTAGACTCGACCACTGAACAGAGCGTTCAAATTTGAGTCGTTGTCAAACTTGTATTTGATGACTTTTCCGATCATTGTTTTGATGCTTTCAATTGTTTCTCAAGAAACGCTTTCATCTTATTCTTGAACGTGTTTCTCACAAGTGCAAGACCTCCTTTTTGAGCGCGTTCCGCGAAGCCGAAGTTCTGTTTGCTTCTGATGTATTGTCCGTACTTATTGATGAAGCCGTATTCAACAAAGTGAGCAAACCAACCGCCCTTTTCTGCGTCTTTGTACGCTCCTTTCACACGAGCGCCGACAGAGAGTGATGAGAACGTGTGATGTTTTCTCACTGGTGTTGAGATGATTCCGATTGACTTCTTCAAAGTCCCTTTCGGAATTTCTGCATACACACCGCCATATCTGAATACTTTGAATGAAGTTTCGCTCTTGATGTTTGCTTTGTATCGCTCAACCATAGGCTTCAGCGATGCTCTCTGAATTGATCTCACATGCTTTGTCTGAACACTATTCGCAAGAGCGTCAAGTTCTTTCATTGCACGATCAAACTCGCGAATGAGAGTGTCTTCATCAAAGCCGATGAATGCTTTCGATTTCACATTCTGTGAAGATCGTTGCGCGAGTCTTTCTGCTGTTGTTCCCATTAGTCTGCAAGTCTTGTCTCAATTCTCATGAATGAATCTCTCGCTTCATCTTGAATGATCGCTTCGATCTCATAGATCTTTGAGCGATACGACACACGAAACAATTCATTGATCTGTGAGTTGTATCTGATGATGAAATCAACTTTTCTCACTGCAACGATTTGATTCGATTGTTCTGATTCTGATCCAGATCTCTCAATCACTTTCGCCCATAGAGTGAGCGTGTCGCTCCATGAACCGACATTTTGCCCGAATGCGTCTGTGCTTGATGCTTGACTTTGAAAGATGACTCTTCTGTCAAGTTGTCCAGATTGCTTGATCATTAGAATGTGAAGATTCTGTATGGATTCCACAAATACTCACTTGCTGTCGGTAGTCTCTTGACTGAATCTCCGCGTTGATCGTATAGATCAGAGACGACTAAAAGCATTCCTTGAATCAAAGGTCTCGGTATCGCTGAGACATCAGATCCAACAACATATCTCACGATGACTTGATTCACAACACCCGCCGCGGCAAACCACCCGGCAACGCTTTGAATTCGCGCAGGTTCTGAGATCAAGTCTGTGATGTACTGATCTGAAGAGAGTGTGACTTCAGATCCAATCTCGTCGACATATTTGACTGAAGTAATTGACGAAACTGGGCCACGCGACAAATAGATCAGATTCGACAAATTGTTCCATGAGTTCTTCGGGAACTTGTCAAAATACTCATCAATCGTCGTCGTCACAAGAACTCTTCTCGTGTACTCTTCACACATCTGACGTGATGCTGTGATCAACGCATTGATCAGATCATCATCATCTGAGTGATCGACACGCAAGAAGTTCTTCGCTTCAGCGAGTGTGATCGGCTCTGTTGCCGCCGCAGTTACAATGTCAAACGCCATGTCTTATCGAGTTTCTTTCTTCGTGTTCTTCTTGACGGCTTTCTTTGCTCTCTCTTTCGGCTGTTCTGGAATTGCTTCACAGAATCCAGCGTTGAGAAAGTCCGTCAACATTGCCTCTGAGTGGAGTTCCACCACCGCGTCTTTGCGGTAGTGGAATCCATTTCCAGAGACAGATTTCAAAAATCTGACTTTCATGACTATGCTTGAGCCAAGTATTTCACAGCACGAGTGTCAAGAACTTTCGCGTCCTTACGAGCGTATGAAACAAATCCAACCTCGAGTTCATCCATGTAGCGTTCGTTCAAACGTACCATCTGAACACCACCAGCACTACGAACTACGAACTTGCTGAAGTCAGCCGCCAACAAAGTCTTTTGACCAGTTGTAATTGCTGAAGCCATGTCGTTGTTGTAGTAGATGTTGAATCCGAACAATTTATCTGGTTGACCCGCTTCCATTGAAGGAATGAAGATTGGGAAATCATTGGCAGAACCAAGACCAAGAGCGCGAATCGCCGCGATCACGTTGTCATGCGCCATCAAACCGAATGTTGGTTTGTTGCGGTAAGACGGATCAATGCTGTGAATCAAGTCAAGGATGTCGTCAGCCGCGATTGCAGTTGCAGATGCCGCAGTTTTTCCAAGACTTGCTCCAGTGATGATTCCTTGTGGTTGGCTTGAGCCAGTACCGGTAGTGAATGCCGCGTTTGTCGCACGAGCGATACGTTCGCCCATTGCTTCAGCCAAGAACGCGTTCAAGTCGAATGCGTTGTCTTGTAGCAACTGCATTGAAACGCGAACTTGTGAAGCGTAGTTGTAAGCACTCAACTGAGCGTTCGCGAATGTCATGTCTTGAACCGTTACAGCCGCCGCTTCAGAAGTCAAGTTGGCATCGGTTGCAGTGTCGTTGATTGTTGGGTAGTCCAACAATGCGCCACCAGCCGTGTTCAATTTCTTTGCAAGACGCTCAACTTCACCAGTGAACAATGTCGCCATGTCCAACTCGTTGCTGAAATCTTGAGGCACAAGGAAACCGCCCAAGGTATCAGTCCCGGCGATTTGGGTTGAAGTCCCGCGCAACTCAGCCATCATTGAACGCTCTTCGCTGTTCAATGCGCCCATTCCGTTGCGTAGGTATTTTTCGAATGCACCTTTGCGAGTTGCTTTCGGGCTGGCTTGACGTGCTTCAGCATTCGCAGCCAATTCTTTTTTCATCTCAGCAGTGCGCTCTAATACGTCGATTTGAGACATGATCGCTTGTGCATCTGCTTCCATTTTGTCGAATTTCGACTTCTCTTCAGCGTTCAATGAACGGCCTTCTTTTTGAGCATTCTCAACAATCGCCGTTGCGTTCTTGATCAACTCAGCGCGTTGTCCGCGCAGTTCGATGTTTTTCATCTTTTTCTAAAAATTTAGGGTTTTCAATTTATAAACATAAAGGTTGGAAACTTCTTCATCTGTTTTCACTTCAACAGAAGTGTCTTCTGAAGACGTGTCTGTTTTGAGTTCTTCTTCTGATTCTGTTTCCAGATCGCGTTTTTTGAGTTCACTCGTCGCGTCGGGATAAGCCGGTTGGGCGACTGGAGAAACGTCAAAAAGACGTGAAACTTTTTCGATCACGCGATACGTTGTTCCGTTTCGTTGTTCCCAACGATCTTTCTCGATCAAGAATGCAAATGAAGATTGGTTGACATCACCTCTCTTCATGAGTTCGATCAAGTCATTCGCGTATGTCGTATTCGGTAGGTCTACTTCATAGTAAAGACCTTTTTTATCTGTTGAGATTCTGAGCGTTCCAGAAGAGACGCGTCCGAGAAGACGATTCTCGTCGTGGTTGTAATATGCACGAACGTCGTCATTCATGACGTTGTCAAACGCACCGGCTTCTATTTGCTCATAGAAACCGCCCATCCATTCGCTGTCCATGCCGTAAACCGCCGCGTATCCGCGTATCGTCTGTCCTTCGTACTCTGCTGACTCCAATCTGAATTGACGCTCTTCACGAACGGCTGACGACTTTCTCACTTCAGCATCATATTTCTCAAGAGTGCTGAATCTGTGAACGACGTTCAGAACTGGCTTTCTTTCAATGTATGCGTCATTCTCTGAATCGTATCGATAGACTCTGATCAACGCCGCCGGGTCTTCTGCTGTTCCCGTGATGACGAATCCAGAATCTGCTTCAAGATCTGATTCTGTCGAGATCTGAATGATTCGGCCGTATGCATTACCGCCAGATGAAGACCAACGCACAAAGTCGCCAACCGCCAGTTCGTTTGCTTCAGCGCGTTCTTCTGTCTTTGATTCCATTTCAATATCGTCTTCCATTTCGCCTTTGCCGAATGTGATGACGATCTCGTCTTCAGTTTCGATGACTGATTTGATATGTCTTTCGCTCTTATTTTCTTCCATCTTTTCAATTGTGCTTTTCGCCCAGCGAAGCATTGCATCGCCTCCCCAAGCGTCGTACATGATCGATCCGCAAATCTCTTTTTGATCTTCATCAAAGTATTTGCCTTGGTCGTAAGTTTTCGCACGACTCAGAAAACTGAATGTTCTGATCAAAGTGTCGTGTGAAATCGTTTCTCTGTTCGCGAGTTGATTCGCACGAGCCCAGCCGACAGATGTACCACAATCAGATCCGTTTTTCTCTTTATGATCAAGAGCGCGTCTGGCATTATTCGACGCCGCTTCTGGGTAATTATTGTACGGCATCGCTGTTGTCAGTTTCTTTTCCTACTTCAGTCATGTTCAATGGCTGAAGATATGCATCTCCGCCCTCGATCGGTGCAAGGTTCTCCATGCGTCTGACATCATTTGCAGAAATCCAGCCCCATTGACGACCTTTCGTGTAGGCTTCGTATCGTGAGCGAATGTCGCCACGAAGTAAGCCTTCCAGGTTGAAGCGAATGTAGTGGACTTTGTCGTTGATGAAGAGTTTTCTGTTGAATTCAGATTCCCATCTCTTAACCCAAGGAAGGATCGTGTTTCTCTGAAACTGAATTCCTTGTTCTTCGATGTTTGCTCTCGTGCTTGAGTTCTCAAGACTGCCGAGATATGCGAGTGGTATTCTGAAGAATCGTGCGATGTCTTCAACACTGAATCTTCTTGTTTCTAAGAATTGCGATTCTTGAGGCGAGATTGACATCTTTTCAACCTTCATGCCTTCTTCTAAGATCGCAGTTTTGTGTGCGTTGTCGAGACCAGAGTTGCGCTGATGCCATGATCTGATCATTCGCTTGTATGCTTCGTCACTTAATCGCCCCGGGTGGGTTAAAACCGCGCTGATGTTTGCGCCATTTCCAAAGAATGATCCGCCGAAGCGGTCGGCTGCAAGTCCAAGCCCGATGCTTTCTCGTGCTGATTCAAGAACAGATTTTCCGAGTATTCCGTCGAAGCCGAGACCAATGAGATGGATGACTTCGCTGTCGTCGAATGTTTCTTTCTTGTCTATTGTGTAGAATTTGCTGTCTTCATAGATTTTGACTTCAACGCGATCTGGGTGGACCGGGATCAGTCGCACGGCTTGTCCAGACGCGTCGCGCTTAATTATGATATAAGCGTTTCCGTGAAGACAAAGATTTGCTTGACATACTTCTCTTAGCGTGAAGTCTGTCATCATGTGATTAGGATTGTGAATCAAATCGCTGACAGCATGATCTGACGCTTTGAGAACAACGTCGTTCTCTGTTTTCATTACATCCCAAGGAAGTGATGCAATCGTCTCAGAGATCACACGAACGGCGCCGAAGACAGCACTGAGTTGCATTGCAGTCGTCTCAGTGATTTGAATCCCAGTCTTTGAGTCATTTCCAGCAAAGAGCCACTCAGCAGGGTTCGAGAGCGATGTTGATGGTCTGTTTGGATTTGATCTGATCGCGCTGAACACACGAGAGAAAATGTTCTGATTCTCGGCCACGTTTCTGTATTGTGTGAATTTCATTCAAAACTAACTATCTATAAATGAACAAAAAAACCCAGCACAAGATTTCTCTCATGCTGGGAACAACTAACAAAAATGCGTGAATCGCCGCCGCGTTTATTCGTTCAAAATCTCTTCAATGTATTGCTGAATTCCCGTGTCGTAACCTTGAGCGTCAACCCAGTTGTTCAGATGTGCGATGATGTACGCGTCAGCGTGACGCTCGTGTTCTGTATCTTGAAGTGCTTGTGTGATCAGATAGATCGCTTCGTTCAAATGTGTCTGCGCTTCTTCGAGCAGATGAATTCTTTCTTGTATTGTCATTTTGTTGTCTTTTTATAGTCGCTGTAAAGTATTGCGACAGCATCGTCTGAGATGCTTTTGTTCTTCGTTATTTTCTCAAACATGTAAAGTGCTGAGATCATGTCATCTGCTTTGATGATCATTCGACACACATTGTCTGACGTAAGTATTGCAAATTGATTCATGTCGTTGTTGTTTATAAGAGCGCGACTTTCGTCGCGCTCTCTGTTGTTTTTACATGTCAGTGAAGATCTCGTGTCTGCCGCTCGTTTTGATGAAGTTGCGACCTTCGTCTGTTTTAGAGATTCTCATGTTTTCGCCGTACGCGTTATTGTGAAACTTCACTTTGAATTCGTCTTCTTCAATTCTTGCGATCGTTACGGGGATGAAACCGCGATTGTGAATGCAACATGAAACTGAGAACGTGTTGAAGAAATAGTTTTTGCCAAATTTGCGTAGTTGATAGAAGTCTTTTGCTACGAAATCGCCGTTGCCGTAGTTCTTGATCTTTTCTACTTTGAAGATCATTGTGTCTTCTTCAACTCTTGAAGCGATTCTGTCAACTGAACTTGCGGCATAAACTTTGTAATAGAAGTCTTTGAACTCTTCAACTGAAGACATTTTCATTGTGAAGTCATACTTCGCTTGTAATGTAGAAGCGAAAAGTTCTTCTGCCATTTTTCTGTCTTCTGAGCCTAGGCTGTTCATGATTGAATAAACATCTAAGATTGCTGGGTTGATTGTTGCTGTTGTCATTTTGTTGTTGTTTTTGTTGTTATTGATAGTTCAAATGTACGCCAAAATTCCGAACTCACAAGAACTCACAAAGAAAATTTCACATTTATTTTCAAATTGAGTAAAAACACCCATACCATTTAGTATTAAATACTCAAGAATCAAGAGTAGTTGTCTCAGATATGCAGTTTGCTTTCTCTGTGCGTGTGTGTCTTGACACACACAAACAGAAAACCAAACAAAGAGACAAACAGAGAAAAATGTTTTTTTCCCTCTATATATATAGCGGGAGAAAAAAACAACTCACAAGCAATGTTGATAACTACAAGAAGCGGATCTCACTTTCTTCGTACACAGAAACGCCGGTCTGATCAGACTTTTCAATCGTCATTTTCTCTCCTATCGCCATGATCAGAGCAACAACGCCATCGATCTTGTCGCCGGCTTTTGATTTCGAGAACTTGACATTTTCAGCATCATCTTTCTTGACGACAACATTCGAAACCATCCATCGAAGCATTGCATTGCCACCGTGATGAAGTTTCTTCTTCTTGATCATGATCTCTGCATACTTGATCGGCGCCGTCATTGAGATGTATCCTTGACCGAAAGGATCAGTCTGAACACCAGCATCACTCAACTGATTGATCAGCGCGTTTGAGTTCCATCTATCGTAAGCGATTGACTTGATGTCGAAAACTTCAGCACACTCAAGAATCTTGTTTTTAATGACATCGTAGTCTGTTGAGTTTCCATCTGTGACGATCAACTCACCACGAGAGACGAAATTGTCGTAAGAGCCACCAGTTTGATTTCTTCGTCGATCAACAGCAGATTCAGAAACAAAGAAGAACGGAAGCACTTTCAACACATTATCTTCAAAAGGAAAGATCAACACTAAAGCACACACATCTTCAACTTGTGCGAGATCGAGCCCGGCATAGCACTCACGACCGCGCAGTTGCTCGATGTCAACTTCATCAGATGAAGCCATCCATTCAGCATCAGTGATCCAGCCAGAGAGAGAAGAAACCCATTGATTGAGATGCAACTGACGAAACGCAATCTCTGACGACGGAAGCAACTTCGCCTCTTTCGCCATCTTCTTGAAGTATTGCTTCGTGATTGAGATCTCATAGTTCGGATTCGCTTTTCGCCATGTCTCTTCTTCTTGAATGTCATCATCCGGCTCTGCTTCATAGATCAAAGGCAAGAACGTGTCGTCTTCAATAATCTTGTCACGCACTTTCTTTCCGTATGAATAAAGTTCATAACAGATCGAATTGGGATCGAACATCCCAGCCGTAGTGATCGTCATCATCACTGGCTGTTGACGTGCGCCCATAGAAGTCGCCATCACATCCCACAACTCACGATTCTTTGCCGTGTGCAGTTCATCATAGATGACCATCGATGCGTTGGCTCCGTGGAGCGTCCCCGCTTCTGCGGCGACCGCCTTCAGAAACGAGTTGCTGTCTTTCATCACGATTGAGTTCTGATACACAACACATGATCTTGAAAGAATTGCAGAATTCTTGATCATCTGTTTGCACACATCGAAGACGATCTTCGCTTGATCGCGTGACGATGCACAACAATAGATCTCAGCACCTTTCTCAGCACCGACGAACAACTCTGCAAGTGCAAGAGCCGCCGAGAGATTTGACTTGCCGTTCTTTCTTGGAATTTGAATGTACGCTGTTCTGTACTGACGTGTTCCGTCATCATTGAGTGTTCCGTACAATTTTCTGATGAACTCTTTTTGCCATTCTTCAAGAATGAATTTCTTTCCAGCAAGTTCGCCTTTGACGTGTGTACACACACGCTCGATGAACTTGATTCTGACTTCTGCTTTGTTGCTGTCGTATTTCATTTTACTGATTCAATAAGTCTTCAAGTGATTCAACTTTTTCTGGAGCATTCAACTTCGCTCTCGCGGCTGCTGTCAGTCCAAACTCCGGTAGCATCTTCTTCAATCTGTCCCAACTCTGTTGCATGAGCGCAAGTTCCGGTCTTGATCTGTGCATCTCATCGCCTTGAGGTGTTGTCGTGACATAAGTCGGGCCTAATCTTCTGATGACTGATCGCGCCGCGCAGTAATCTTCCCAAGCATCTGACAACATCTGCAAAGCGATCGCGTCGAGTTCAGAGACGACACCGAGATCATCGAGATGCTTGACGAGCCAATCGAAAGTATCTTTAGAATCACTGAAGATGGGTTGATCTGGACGACCCGTTGCTTCAAGTCTGTTCTCATGTCTGTCTTTTCTGTATGTATCCGCCGCCTTGAGCATTGCTGTTGGCTTTGGCTTTCTTCCTTTACTCATTTTTAATTTCCACTTTTAGTGTCTCAATTTTGACTCCATGTAAAAACTCTGGGGTCGGTGATTACTGGGTGTTTTGTCATTTACATTTCACACCCCCCTACCAGTGTGTGCTTCACGGCCGCTCTTTTTATTGTGACACTTGTGACACATGCTCTGCAAATTTTCCCAAGAGAGTTCGTCGCCACCGTCACGAATGCTGACGATGTGATCAACAACTTGAGCGATCGCATTGCACTCAACACAAAGAGGATTCTCTTTGATAAACATATTTCTCAGACGACGCCATTGAGATGTCTGATAGAACTTGTTGCGTTCGCGTCGCTGACGTGAGGCGCTGTTCTGACCAGTCAACCACGGTCGTTGTTGTCTCTTAGGATTCGTTGGCATCGTAAGCACTTTTTAATACTTCAAGACAAAGTTCGTGAGGAATTTTGCTTCGATTGTAATTGCCTTTTAAGCCTTGCGTTCCAGTTGCGCTACCTCGAGGGGCGGCGACGTGACAAGGCGCTCCATTTTTACACATTGCGCGAGGCTCCCAATGCACGTTGTTTGTCCATATGTCTGTTGGCTTCATACGAGTATCTCCGTACTGACAATAGGTGACCGTGTGGCGAATCTCATGATGTTGCATGAAAGGCATCTTTCTTAACATGCCTCTTGGGTTCTCGATGTAGTAGATCAGATCTACATTTAACTTTGTAAAGTATTCAATGATCTGATGAGTTCTCTCAATCATCTTGTCGCTCTTCTTTGCGAACTCAGACGTTGCGACACCATCTTTTCTGTGATGACTTATCGCCGCGATGCTGTATGAAGTGCAAGGTGGTGATGCCCAAATAACATCGGGCACAAACGGTACTTCAGACTCTTCGAAGTCAAGAATGTCGATGACATAGTCGATTCCTTCAAAGTCATTGATGTCACTACTAAAGACATCGAAGTTCAATTCTTCACATGCTTTGCCGATGCTTCTGCTCCCGGCATATAATTCAAGTACTTTCATTTTATTGTTGCTGTTTATTTGTTTCTTTTTAATGCATTCAACTTATCAATGAGAGGCGTCTTGTGATATTTCGAATAGTCGAGACGCCAGTTCTCTTTGTCTTCGATAGTGAAGCCGAAATGAATGTAGAAATGATTTCTCATCGTCTCGCTGTTGAGAAGATAGTCTTGACCTTCTTTAGGGGTTGTTGCT